CATCCTGTATCAGCTTGTGTTGTTCCCTCTTCCACAAATACATATGCAGATACAAGCTCGTTCCATGTGTTTGCATCAGTGGTTCTGGTCCAAGCTCCTGATCCAGACAAATAAATTCCGTTTTGACTTGATGTGCTTTGATTTTTAACTAAAACTCTGCTGGCAGAGGTAAGTATTCCATCAATTGTTTGTTCACCTGACAAAGTGATATTGGCTGTAGTGGCAGTCAATACAGGAGCTTTTGTGTTTAAGCCTTGAGCTACACTATCAACATATGATTTATTAGCAATATCAGTTGAGCCAGAAGGTGAATTGGTCACTGTACCTGATGTCATTGCTACACTTGTAGCTGTAGCAACACCTAAAGTTGGCGTTACTAAAGTTGGTGATGTTGCTAAAACAACTGAACCACTTCCTGTTGTCGTTGCTGAACTTATTGCTGTTCCATCACCTTGCAAAATCCCTGTAACAGTTGTTTGCAATGTTATTGCAGGAGAAACAGTGGGGTTAGCTACTGTTCCAGAAAATCCATTTGCTGTAACTACAGAAACTGTTGTTACAGTTCCAGCACCACTCACTGTAGTCCAAATAGGTGGTGCAGAGCCTTGGCTTGTCAACAATTGACCAGTTACACCAACAGAAGAAACACCATAAGCACTCCCTGTGCCATAAATAACAGCACCAGCAGTTGGAGTAGATGATGAATTTGTTCCACCTCTTGTTGTACTTAAAGTACCACTGCTTATTGCACTTGCAGAAATAGATACTGCATTATTGGTTACAGATGATATCTGACCATATGCATTGGTTGTAATTTGTGGAATGGTTGAAGCAGAACCATATGTACCAGCAGTACCAACTGTAGCTAAGGACAACGTGCCTGATGTTGTGATAGGTCCACCAACTAAACCAGCACCAGAATAAACATTGGTAACTGTACCTGTGTTTAATGTGTTATTGGTTGCTGATGTGATTCTTCCATATGCATCCACTGTAATGTTTGGTGCTGTATAAGTACCAGCACTTACAGATGTGGCAACCAAAGAAAATGTGGGAGTTCCACTTACACCATTTGGGTTAGCAACTGCAATTTGACCACTTGTACCTGCTAATGTTTGTGTGGCAAAGGTTGAACCATTTAACGTAACAATACCAGTACCAGATAGTGAGGCTATAGTAGCCAATGTACCTGTTACAGATAAAGTGGGATTGCCAGAAATTCCATCACCATTTGAAATACTTAAACCAGTTCCTGTAACAGAAATGGTTCTATTTACTACGGTTCCTGAACTTGTTTTGGCAATCATGCCAAAGCCTGCAGACTCAAGAGATCCTGATGTTCCGTTTAATGAAATTTGATAGCTGTTTCCTGCACCATTATCAGTCAATCCAAGACCTGTTCCTGTAGCCAAGTAACGACTTGAACCCAACGCAGGCGTTGCATTTACAGTTACAAAACTGTATGCGCTAAGGTTTGATGTGGCTTGAATTTGACCAGTCGTGGTTTGAACTGTATTCCCATTTTGAACAACAGGAACCAATTCAGTGCCTGTCAAGGCACCAGCTACGGGTAATTGTGCAATGGTTACATTTGCCATGATTATGGGTTCTCAGGTGGACTTGGACTCAAGGTGTCAAGGTTGCCATTGTCAGAAGGGGTCTGTGTGTTTGGCGTTGGTGACAGATCCAATTGTACAGAACCTGTGGTCTGTATTGCATCTGGTATTACGTCAATATTTTCGTCTGGCCTTGGGAATCTGATGTTGATGCGTTCGGTCTTACGGGCGGCGAGCCTGTAGGGGTCCTTCTCATCTTTACAGCCTTGGGCACAGACACGCAACCCGGGGAAGTTAAAGTCCATGCTCATCTCAGCATGAGGCCTCTTCATCTTGCACCTATCGCATATCGCAATCGATATGGTAGACATCCCACGAGTATCAAGGAATAAGGGCATTATTACCTCGTGTAAACCGAGATATTCGGACTAAAGTACTCAGGTGACTTGTCTCTTTCCTCTTGCTCAACGTCATAGAGGAACTTGTCAGCCATTTTTTCAAGATAAGCTATGCGAGTTGGGTCTACTTGAGGCAACTCCAAGCTCATTCTGTGAGCTAACATGAAAATAGTAGCTTCATACCACCTTTGTGGAATGGCTAACTGCTGTTGAAGAGTTCCAACATCCTCAATCTGAGCTGAATACCAGACAGTCATCTGCACAAAAGACGTATTTGGCACAGGCCAAAGCGTCATGGTAGGCTGATTGATGGTTCTTTGGAAATAATATTGAAAAGGCTGGTTAGCAGTGAAGTTTTTGTTAGGCAAATTGGTGTAATCGTCCCTGTTTAGACGAGACATCTCGATTTCACGAGAGTTATTGCCCAAATACCACTCTCTAAGAGCCAAAGTGGTGTTATTGAAGGCTTGGATGCGATAGAACTCCACGTTGAACCCGGGGTCCACATCTTGCCAAATCCACTGCCCATCAGTCACACTCACATTTGTCGCTGTGTATATGGTTGACCAGTTCGTGTTGTCACTCGAAGCCTGCAAATAGTAGCTCCAAGTCTGCGTTCCACCATTCGCAACATAGGGCATGATACCTATCGAACCTATGTACTGAGGGTTTGTAGACCCATAATCCACCTCAAAATAGCCATTTGCGCTAGTTTGTTGTGCATAAGTGTTTACATTGTTATCGTATAGATAGGAAACGTTTCCACCAGCACTAGAGGAATAGTTACCACTAGGTTGTGCCATTTGGCGATACAAAACGTTCAGAGCATCATTGGCACCCAAGGGTAGCTGATACTCGTATTGGTTGGCGTTAAGGCCTATAACAACCTTTTGGACAGCAAAATACTGTATGCCACGGTTGATCATGTTGGAGAGGAGAAAGTACAGGTTCTCTAGGGCCGCCTGTTGCTGTTCGCTCGTTGTCTCTTCAGCCAACTTCCCACACCTACGCACAGCGTGGTCAATGACCGTCTGCGTGTTAATAACTGTTGTGCTTACGGTTCCTGAGAAAGCCATGTTTTTTCCTTACCAACCGGGGCAATTCCAGCGCTTTAAAGATGCTTTTGCTCTTGGCGCATCTCCACTTGAATGCTTAACAACACCGCTCATGCGGGCACAAAATGAATCTTTCCTTGCACCACCGTGAGGCTGGGGTGCTTTCAAATGGCTACCAGTCTCACGGTTGTACTTTTCTCTACCTTTAGCAGTCAGTCCAGCTCCCTTGTCTGTCGATAGCTTTTCACCACGACTGACAGCCAAGTTGACCCCACCACCTTCTTTTTTCTTTGCAGTTTTAGCTGACTCAATAAAGGCTTCCTTGGTTGGGGCACCCTTAGATCCGACATGACGCATTTTTTCGCCTGATCCATGGGCTATCCTATCTTGTTTAGCATGGATATTGGCATACAAACCACCTTTTGCCATCTTTTTGCCATCGTCAGCTTTGACAAATTCTTTGCCTACCTTTTGAGGAACGCCACCAAACCCTCCCTTTGTGTGGGCGGCGGCCTCCATCAGTCGATGTTGAGCTGGTGACTTGCTAGGCATTATGTACCTACGCCAGTGACGCTGTTGTTAGCTTGAATCAATTTTCCATTAACAACCAAACCTGCACCAATAGTTCCTGTACTTGCCTTCAATTGAAATTGAAGATCAGTTTTTTGGGTGTATTTAAAAGGATTTGGTCTTGTAATTGTAAAAATTGAAACAAAAGGTTGTTGCAACACACTCAAAGTTACACCAGTCACATTATTTGTGGCTTGCACGTTGTAAGTAATGATCACACTACCTGTATAACTATTGCTTGTATTGATTTCAACTTGATCTAAATAAAACTCATAATTTGCAGGCACGCTGTACCAAGAATTTTGAGTTTTACCAATACCTACATTGATTTGACCGTAAGTTGTAGTGCTTACTTTGATTGTGATTTGACCAACATTGGTTGTTTGACCAGATGCTGGGGTTGCCAAAAACAAATTGTTAATCCTCAAATAACTATTTACTGTGGTTGTTCCACCAGTTGCAATAGTTACTGTTTCTGAAATTTGATTCCAATTTGCATCCAAACCAACTACAAGTACTGTAGCTCCATTATCAGTAGAAGAATTACTTGCCACTGTCATGGTTGATGCTGATGCTGGGAAAGCATATGCTGAAGCATTTTCCCAAACTGCAATTGATGTGGTACCAATTGAAGGCTGATACCCAAAAATACTGACTGTGCTGTGGCCTGCAATTTGACCACGAGCTACTTGAAGATCAAATGGCTCATACGCACCTGCTCTAGTGATTGACGCAGTAATTCCATTACTCATGATGTTTCCTTAAAGAGTGGGAGCCGAAGCCCCCACCTTATTTAACGCTTGATACTGCCACCACGTTTTTTCTGTGGAGGTGTAACAGAAATCTGTTTAACAGTCTTTGTTACGCTTCCAGCAGGTGGTGTAGGACTGCCCATACCAATAGCTGATTTGACCATGCTATAGCCCTTTCTCAAGGGATCTAGAATCATGTTTCTCATAGCTAAGTTATCAGCAGTGTCCTGCTTTGCTACAGAGTCATAGCCACCACGAGACAGATCATGTTCATCTGTCCCGTCAGCAAACTTTTTTACTCTGCCACCTCTCTTAAAGGTGCCAGACAGCTCATTGATGTGAACTGGTCTGGAGGCAGACTTGTGGGCTTGGGGCATTACCACGGCAGAACCCTGTTTGTTAACAGCGCCCCCCGTGGCGAAGTGCTTTTTTACGGCATGACCTCCACGCTTAAATCCACCAGCATTGGCTTCCTTCACTTCACCAGTCTTGGTGTGTGTTTTGCCTTTTGGTGTGCCTTCTACGTTGTCAACAGCATAGTGCATTTCGTTGCCCTCGATGGTGCCACCTTTGGCATAGTGATGTTTACCACCATGCTTGTGATGAGCCTTACCACCGTGTTTATAGCCACCAGCATTAGCCATTGCAACGCCACCAGTACCATGTGCTGAATCGTGATGCTCACCATCTTCCATCATGGTGTTTTCATAACGATCTGCAACATTTTCTGATACGGTTCCACCAATAGCGTACTTACCACCCTTGCACATAGCTTTGTGATGTTCCATCATCTTTTTATGATGAGCAGAACCACCTTCTTTGTGCATTTTGGCATGGTGTTTAGCCATATGCTTATGGTGCTCCATAGAGCCTTCTGGGTGTCCAGAAACGTGATGCACTTTGCCACCATGAGCGTGGTGAACCTTGCCACCATGCTTGTAACCACCTGCATTGCCTTCTTTGACAGCACCAGTACCATGTACTTTGTCACGCTTGGCTTCATGCATTTCGGTTTGAACATAAGGCTTCTCATCGTTTTCGATGGTAGTTTTGGTTTCAAACTTGTCTAAATCTTTAGCCATACCATCGCCAACTTTTCCACCTTTAGCAAACTTGTGGTGAGCTTTACCACCATGCTTGAGTGTCAAGTGTGTGCCTTTACCACCTTTATGTTCTTGGGCATCATGCTCCTTGAAAGCCTTTTTGATCATGGCCTTATCTTGAGCAATGTCTCCACCCTCAGCGTGGTGCTTGGCTTTTCCACCCTTCTTCATCATAGGTGTAGCCATGCCAGCCATAGCTTTTCTACGCATAGCCATTGAAGGCTTCATAGGTGCTCTACCAGCCAAAGCAGGAGGCAAGCCACGAGCAACAGGAGCTACTGACATACCTGCCATGCCACCATCAAGATGGTGTTCCATGGTCTTGTGACCATGTTCTTCCTTCTTGTGCTTCATGGAGACATGACCACCTTTTTTAAGCTTCAGAATAACTGAAGGCTCATCCGTCATCATTTTAGGCATTTGGCTGAAGCCACCTGCACTTTTCATTGATTTAGCCATGGTTTATTTCTCCTTAGGCTTGTGTAACACCTAATGCACCTGTACGGGTAGCATTGGGACCAACAGCGATGCCGGGCAGGGCAATAGTCATCACTAAACGCTTTACGCCATCTGATGATGATGTAGGTACGAATGTTCCACGAACATCCCCTGTTGTTGAGGTTGCAGGATTTGTCATATCTGCTGGAACAAATGTACCTGCGTTTTGCAACAGTGTATTGTTCCAACCAACCTTGACAATATACCCAGCATCAAAACAACGTACTGGCAAACCCAAGATATCTGTTGTACCTATGGTGATTGTTGTGCCTGTAGCACCTGCGATTGTTGCTGAAGTGATTTGATAAAAGGCTTTTTTACCATTTACAGCAGTGCTGACAGAAGAGCTACTTGTAATAGACTCTGACATGGCTTGACCATAGTAGTCAAAACCACTGATAAGCACAGCACGAGGGGCGGCGCCCAGCGTGTATGTCAAACCAGTTAGCGTACCTGCTGTAGTCACCACTGCACCACCTGCAGTCGTAGTCAACGTAGCAGTTGTCGTAGTTACAGCAGACAAAATGTAAGTTGTAGGATTGGTATAACCAGTGATTGATCCAGTACCACCCAAAGTACCACTAATAGTCAAATATTGACCTGTGTATACGTTTGCATTAGAGGTAAAAGATATTTGTCCACCAGTACCAGTGATTGCAACTCCAGCCAAAGTTGTACTAGTTGCAGTACCAGTCACAACTTGCAAAGCACGAGGTGTGTTCAACTGAATTACTGATGTACCATCTGGACGAACAATTGACTTGGCTGAAGTGCCAGCAGTCAATGTTAAAGCACCAGATGCTGTTGGCGTTTGGGATGCGGCAATGTTGGCGGCCTGCAACGTCTGGGGCACGCAATCCCAAATATATACACGACCAAGAGGACCAACACCCAAATCCATGGGAGAAGGGTCACCCAAATATGCATCACCTGAAGAGGTAATTGTGATTGAACCAGTTGCACTTGAGGATGCACTGAGCGTGTAAGTACCAGCACCACCAGAACCTGACACAAAAGCAGTAATGTAAGAACCAGTAGTGATACCTGTTCCACTTACATATTGTCCCAAAGTCAATGGCTCACCACTCTGAAGAGCAGTAATGGTCATTGTTGTGCCAGTAACAGAACCAGTATAAATACCTTCTGTCTGGCTGAGATCCAGACCCATGTACGTCTGGGCTGGGCCTAAAAATAGATCGTCTGAAAATTGAGGCATTTTGATCTTCTCCTTGAAAAGCTTGATCAGATTTAAAAAAGGGGAGAGGTTTTAGCCCCTCCCCATGCAGGCGTTTTAGACCCCGGGCGTTCCGTACAGAGCACGAGGATCAGTCCAGTTAGGAATGTATCGCTCAGTCGCTTTGTAGCGCATAGAGTCAGTCTCGAAGTCACCTTCCATGGTTTTCTCCAAACGTCTACGCATCATGAGTTTCATACCCTCAGGAGCGTCAGTTTGAACCCACCATGCAGTAGCTGATGTCAAACGTGACAGAACTGCGGCACCCTCGTCCAACAAACCAATTGACTTAACAGGGTTCAAGTCATTGTTTGCTGTACCAGTACGCAATACTGATTTCAACAATACTTCAGCTTGGAAGATGTTGCCGGGGGCCACCACCAATTGGCGAGGCACCAAACGAATCTTCTTACCATTGTTGTCCACAGCTTGACGGATTTGAATCAACATCTGTTCGAGAGATGTCTGAGACAAGTTAGCCGCTGTTGCCAACTGGTTGCTGAATGTACCATTCACGATTGGGTGAGCAGTGTTGATCAACGACACGCCATCACCACCCAAATAAGAACTATTGAAAGCTCTGTTCAAAATGTTTGCACAGAGAGTTTCTTTAGTCTCAATGAGTGATTGAGCGAGGTGACGAGCATACACTTGACCAATACGGATATGGTCACCGTCTTCAACCAAGACTTTAGTCAACGCAAAGGCAAGGCCATAGACGTTGTAGATATAGCGTTGGAGGAAGAGTACACCACCTTGTTGGTAGCTGACAGGAGTACCGTCAGGCAACTGGGGCGCGGCTCCAAATCCATAAAGGACTGGCTCTTCGTGGTAGTTACGGGGAATGCCCTCTTGTTCACGGAAAACACGAGACCATTCATCTTCACGGAGGTCATAGACTCCATCAAAACATTCATTAAGAATAGGTTCAACGATGGATCTAAAGTCCGTACTTCGCATTGGTGCGGCCATGGTTTATGCCTCCTTATGCAATAGCAGTTACAGAACCGAAGAACTGTGACTGTGAGTTAACTACACGCACTACCGTGTAAGAATCACCCCATGCATTGTCTGCATAGGGGGCCAAATCAACAACACGCATCTGACCTTGGCCTGTGTTACCTTGGGCTGTCGATGCACCCAATGTGCACTGTGACAAACCTGTGGTAGTAGAACCAGCAGTCAAGTTAGTGAAGTTGTACTCATTACCAATAGTGGTTTGAGCCATAGAACCGTCAGCTTGGATTTCATAAACAATGTTGTTGTCGTTGTAGAAGTAAGCCACGATTTGTGTACCAGTGGTACTGGCAGGCCAATTGTTAGACACTCTGCGTCTACCAGTTGTGTCTGTCCACTCAACACCATCAAAAGCACCAGACCATGAATCAGAGGTAGCTGAAACGGGAACAATAGTTCCTTGGCTACCAGATAAAACAGCGGCTGTGCTGTACTTGACAGGTTGTCCCTTTAGGATAGCTGTTGCGTATCCTGATGCAATTCCACCAGCAAGAGCCTGTGCACGATCCAAACCAGAAGGGTGGAACGCAGGTCTCAAGCCAAATGGAGCACTAGTTGCTGACATAGTAATCT